TATGATGCTGATGTGCCTGCGAGATTCTGGCCTGCGCTAGTGGCGGGTCTTGCCTATAGCATTGCGATGAAGAAGCCAGAAGCGTCGGGTCGAATCCAGATGCTCAAGCAGGTTTATGATGAGCAGTTCCAGTACGCAGCAGATGAGGATCGAGAGAAGGCTCCTCTTAGATTCTACCCTGGTGGTTACAGCTAGTGGGGAACTACGCGAAGGGCAACAGAGCCTTTGGTTTTTGTGATCGTTGTGGGTTCAGATATAAACTCAAAGAACTCAGGACAGAGACAGTGAATCTGTCCAGAACTAATCTTCGTGTTTGCCCAGTCTGCTGGGATCCAGATCAACCACAGAACATGCTCGGAAGAATTCCAGTTGATGATCCTCAAGCCCTTAGAGATCCTCGACCTCTAGGCGCGATCTCGGGTAGAGATCTTCAGGCTGCTTATAGGGAGGACTTCTCTACCGGCACAGCCCAAACTTCTCCAACTCGCATTGATGGGTGGTGGGCTAGTAATGGAACTCTGGCATGGAATGAAGCTTCGCAGTCATTGAATCTAGAATCGACTGACTCGACTGGAGATCCATACATAATCAGAGGATACAACGGAGGAGAGGTTGTTCCTGACTATCTGAGCATAAACACTTCTTTGTATAAGTATGTAGTGACTCAGTTTACGGTTAACAGTTATCCGTTGAGAGAGGCTGGTGATACATTTGAAGGTGGCTTCCAGGGCACGCTCTACTGGGGAACGGGAACAGGCCAGCCTCCAGGGATACCTGATCCTATTTCCCTCAGTGTTCAACAACGACTCATGAGGTCTCCTTACCTCTTGATCACTCAACCTTCCGTTGGGTTTTCTCAAGTGGATAAGGACATGGCTAGTACATTTAAGATTGTTTGGGATATGACAGATAACGCTGATTGGACTGGCACAGTCACGACGTTGAGGCTTGATTACTTTGACGCTAGGCCAGGAGATCTTGATGCTGGCGATATTGACATTGACTACATCGAAGTGGTCGCATTTCACAATTTAGATTTATAGGAGAACGATATGCCCAAAGTTGGTAACAAGCATTTTTCGTATGACGAGTCTGGAAATCAGAAGGCCATGCAGGAATCTCAGAGAACTGGTCTTCCCGTTGAGCATGAAGACAAGAACTACGCCCAGTTTGCTGGAGGTGGGTCTGTTCGCCCTAAGGATTCCAATCAAGGATATCGCAAGGCTCGGACTCGAAAGGGTTAAGCATTGGCCGCATTTACGCTAGCCACACTCAGAGTGTCTATAGACGAATGGCTTGAGAACACTGCCTGGGGAACTTCTTCCCAGAGGGATACCATCATTGTTCTAGCCGAAGAGAAGATCAACTCCATAGTGAGAGTTGCTGGGTACAACACAAACACAATTACTTCTACCTTCGCAATAGGGGCGAAAGGTTTCGCTGTGGCAGATAGCGTTACGGGGCCTTTGTCTCCTTTGTATCTAAAGATTAGATCTAACGCAGGAACGCCAGCTGATAACGCATGGAAGTTTCTGCTTTTGAAGGATTACAACTTTCTTCAAGAATACGCTCCTGTGGACAATGAGGATTCTAGATCAGAGCCGAAGTATTACTCATTCTACAACGATGTAGATAATTCGAATCAGGTTACGACCAATTTTGCCCCCTATGCAGATGCGGAATACGGATTCGAATTCAACTATCTTTTCGAACCAGCATCCATCACCACTCCGTCATCCTCTCCACCCTATGATCAAACAACAACTTGGCTCAGCACTCATGCAAAGAATGCTCTCCTGTACGGTTGCATAACTCAAGCCTACATTTTCATGAAAGGCGACCAAGCTCTTATACAGGTTTACCAAGGTAAATTTATGGAAGCTCTACAGGCACTCGTGGTTTCTCAAGGCGGAACTTTCCGTGACTCTTCTTTCAATGACGCGGATAATAGTCCGAGCATGACGGTGACTCAATAATGGCTTCTACATACACTGATGGACTTGCAGTTGAGATTATCAGCTCTGGCGACAAGGCTGGCTCTTGGGGTGATGTTACCAACAATAATCTCAAGGTATTGGAAGAGGGTATATCTGGATACGCTGAGATTGACATCGATCCGGCAGCGAACACCTCGACCTTAAATATTCCAGACGGTCAGACGGCCTACACGGATGATTCAAAGGGAAGATCTGCTGTCATCAAGTGGACTGGCAATGTTGCTTCGGGCACCCACCACACTGTGACTCTCCAAGTCGGAGGAGCGACGGCTACGCAAGCACGGTTCACCGCGATCAACGGACTAGACAGCACTCATACTCTTCGTATAACCACAGCGACTATGGCTGCTGGGAGTGCTCCCACATACCTAGAAATACCCAATGGGTACTCAGCGGAAATTCATATCGATGGAGCTGTTAAAGTTATAAACAGTCTTTCCGGATTAGCAGTAGAAAAGATCGCCCTAAAGAATAACGAAATTATTTCAAACGAAACAGATGATGAAATCATTATTGCTGCCGACACTGTAAAGGTTGGAGACGATGGAGCAGCAACGCTTAGTAGTAATGGAGATCAAGATCTAATACTCAAGACGGGTAACAGCACTACTGGCTCCATCACCATAACGGATGGCAGTAGCGGAAATATTGACATAACTCCCAATGGCACTGGAGAGGTCAACATAGCTAAGGTTGACATTGATGCTGGTGCGATAGACGGCACAATCATCGGAGCCGCAGCCGCAGAAGCAGGCACGTTCACAACTCTTGCCGGAACGACATCAGTAACGACACCAAGCCTCACGGCTGCTGCCGCTCTTGGCATAACGACGGTATCTAACAACGACATAACAATCACGCCTCATGGTACTGGCGAAACCGTGATGACCAAAGTCGATATCAATGGTGGTGCAATCGACGGGACGATCATTGGAGCCGCAGCCGCAGCCGCAGGCACGTTTACAACTTTAGCTGTAGGTGGTGCGTTTAATGCGGATAGTATCGTATTGGAGAGTGGCGAGACTATTTCGAATGCAACCAATGAAGAAGTTCTGATAAATACAAATAAGCTGATTGTTGGTGATGACTCTGCTCTTACAACCCTTGAAAGTAATGGCGCTCACGAACTCAAGATACAAACTGGAGATGATACAAACGTTGCATCTATCCTACTCAGGCATGGGGCAAACGCAGATCTAGATATTGAACCTCATGGTACTGGGACTGTGAATGTTCTTGGAGGTTCCCTTCAGTTAGGCACAGGTAGTGGATCCGTGGTGATTGGTTCTAACGGCGCGCATTCCTTGACCCTAGCCGCTCAATCCGCAGTAGAGGCGAATATCAGTATCGGCCCCGGGGCGAATGGCAGCATTACACTTGCTACGCCAGGTACGGGTTCGACCGTATTGGAGCAGGTATCGCTATTCGATAGCGGTGTTGACACGTATATAAATTTTTATATTACGAAGGGATCTTCAGGGTACGGGATTAGGGATGTTCATAGTTCTAGGACATTTGAGATCAGGAACAGTACCAGTGATAGTTGGGGCCAGCCATATGGAAGTGGAATGGCGAGCGGTCAGGGTGCTTATTTTGAGCATACTATATTATCCGGGTTGCCGACAACAGCCGGAAACACTACCCAAGCCCACGGGTTGGGCGCACAGCCAAGGATTGTTAAGGGTGTATTGAAGTTAAAATCTGGACAGACAGATGGTGGCTATTCAGATGAGGATGAACTTCAATTCGCTGGCGACATGATAGGCTGGGACACCAGTGGTTCATTTATAAGTGTTTATTCGAATTCAACTAACATAGGAGCGTCCTACACATATAGCTCCGGGTCAGGGGCGGAATACTATATGTTAAACACATCGGGTGTATATTTCGAGTTGGCTGTAGCAAAATGGGATGTACTTGTTAGGTGTTGGCTGTAGAATGCCCTATAGAAAAGTCACATTCCCTGCCGGGATAAACAGAGAAGGCACCCAGTATTCTGCTGAAGGAAGCTGGTTTGACTGTGACTTGATTCGTTTTCGTCAAGGTAGACCTGAAAAGATCGGTGGCTGGAATAAATATTCCAGCAATGAGTTCCTTGGTCTATCCCGATCTCTTATGAACTGGTCTTCGATTGCGGGTGCAAACCTGATGGCAATCGGTTCGGACAAGAAGTTGTACGTGGATCTCGGTGGTGTTTACCATGACATCACGCCGATGGATTACAAGTCGCAAGGTACCTTGACTACCGATGATATAACCGATTCTTCTAGTACCGCTAAATTTGATTTCGTTGTTGCGATTGGCGATGTCGTAAGGATGGGTAGTGATGCTAATGCAGTAGGCGATGAGCTAATGCTAGTTGGCGGGAGCAATACTGCCATCGGTGATGCTATAACAATCGCGAGAGGATCTTTTGGCACAGTAGCTTCTGCTCACACAGTAGGTGAAGGAGCATTTCTACTTGAGCAGCTCAGTGACCCTATTTATTTAATCGACAATCTGACGACTGTTCTCATTTATTATCCGTCGCACGACCTTGTTTCTGGAGACTTTGTAAACTTTCTAAAGATTGAGGAAGACCCTGTAAACGGCGCTCCTGTTACGAGAGATGATCTCTATTACCCAGCCCACACTTCCGGAATAGATGGGTACGACACCACTAAATCAACTCAGAGCTTTCCTGTCACGAAAGTTTTAACGGGTGATTACTTTGAGATCCGAATCGCCACTGCTCCGACCGGCCTTGTAAGCTCTACTCTTGATGCAGATATCACTAGCTCTGCAACCAGTATAAGCTTGAGCGGGGTGGTTTTTGGCGCAGGAGACTTCGTAAGAATCGGAGATGAGTACATAAAGCTGGTGTCTACCTCTGGAGGTGGTGACTTCACTGGATGCCTGAGATCTCAGTTTGGATCTATGTCAGCAGCCCATTCGTCTGGTGCTGCTGTGAATGAAGTGGGGAACAATGGCAGCGGTCAGGGTGGCGACACCATCATCATGCGAGATATCCAAGCTTCTGAGTCCACATTCTCTGAGTTCAGTGGATGGGGAGCAGGGACTTGGGGTGGCATATCGACAGCCGCGACTTCGACCACGTTGAGTGCCAACCTCGCCGCCGCCGCCACCACCGCTTCCGTGGTTTCTACTGCTGGATTCGGTGATGATAATGATACCGGAACGATGCTTATAGAATCTGAAATTATTCTGTATACAGTAAACGGTGGCTCTGGTTTCGATGCTTTAGATAGGGGTGAGAAGGGAACTGCCGATGTTCTTCACTCTTCAGGAACTTCAGTATTCCTAGTAGATCAATATTGGACTGCTTGGGGAGATCCCACGGTGCCGTTGGCATCCATCTCGCCCGCGTTGAACGTGTGGTCGCTCGATATCTTTGGTGAAGACCTTGTAGCAGCTAAGGACAGGTCGAAACCCTACTACTGGAACACGTCTCTCAAGATGAGCGGTGGCTATCCATACAGCACTGCCTCAGATTCCAGCAACGACTACGCATCTGGGATCATGCTTGCCGATGCAGTGCCGTTGTCTTCCTACGGCAATGGCTTAACGCCAGAAGGGGGAGTTGACCTGGGATATGGAGGTGTACCTGAGCAGGTTGGTTTCATAATGTCATACTCTGCAACAAGGCAGATCATCGCATTCGGAGCGACGGACACGCTCGATTTCTATGACCCCATGCTTATCCGATGGTGCGATATGAAGGCTCCTGGGTCATGGGTGGCGTTGAACCCTGGCAACAGAGCAGGCGGTCATCCTTTACAAAACGGTTCTCGCATAATCGCTGCCGCTAGAGCATCTGGGGGTATTATCATATGGACTGATAAAGCCCTTTACTTGATGCAGTATACAGATGCGGACGCCGTTTTTAATTTCCGAGAGATTTCAGATTCAATTTCTATCTCCTCTAGACATGCTCATCGAGTTGTTGCTGGAGTCAACTACTGGATGGGAGATGAGAATTTCTTTGCCTACGATGGAAGAGGTGTTCAGAATATTGAGTGTTCTGTGCTTAGTAAGGTTTTTGATGATCTGAACTATGACAAAAGAGAAACTATCGTATGCGCTCTGAATTCTTTATTCAATGAAATAATATGGTTCTATCCTTCTGCTGATTCTGAAGAGCCTGATAGGTACGTCATCTTTAATTACATAGACCAGACGTGGGCATACGGTGGCATGGCTAGGACAGGATGGTCAGATGCTGGCATTAGGGAGAAGCCAAACTCTGCGTACAGCCTAGGTCCATACACCTCTGGAGCATATGAAGGGATTGATCGTTCTATCATATACAATCAAGAGATGGGTTATATGAACGATGAGACTAAGATGAACTCGTATGTAGAGACGGGGTTCATCGATGCGGAAGACGGTGATCTTTCTATGTTCATAGATAGAGTTGTTCCAGATTTCAGAGGGCTAGATTCAACAAGTCCAGAATTAACAATATCAGTCTCGGCGAAAGACTACCCATTTTCCAGTAGCTCCAAGACTGTTTCAGTTGATACAAATCTTTCTACTGAGTATGAAAATATAAGGCTAAGAGGGAGGACAATTTCATTGAAGTTCGAGGATTCTTCAAGCACTCAAGACACTGCCGGATGGCAACTCGGAGATCCACGGATAAGAATGAAGCCTGACGGAGAAAGGTGATGGAGCGTGATGTGCGGATTGGCAGACAAAGTATTAGGCAGATTGGTAACGATTCTATGGATTCATCTAGCGTTGTTGATCTACGGAACGAAATTCAACTATTGGTCTCAAGTATTCAGGAAAGACCAGTCGTTAGTTTGACTATGGTATTTCCGCCTATAGGGATAGCAACTCATGGCTGAAGGGTTCAAGGTTCTCGGCCAGGGTACGCTCGCGGTAACAGAAGCCACTTTGTATACAGTGCCTTTTGCGTCTGGTGCTTCGTCCTCTTCGCGGAGAATGACCCAGGCTGTAATATCTTCAATAATTGTGTGCTGCGTCAGCGGGACTTCCCCTTGGTATTCCATAAGGGTTAAGAAGTCGGGTGATGCTGATAGTGATGAGCAGATTATATTTTTTGAGAAATCGATTGATATAAAAACAACTGACATCTTGTCGTTAGGCATAGGATTGGTCGCTGGTGATTCGATAGAGGCTTCTATGAAGAGTGGCGCGGTGATCCACATGAACATATTCGGAACAGAATCCACTTAGGAATAATTATGATGAGACGTAATTTTGGTAGGTTTGCAGAGGGTGGCATAGTGGATGAACCTGAGATGTTTGGAGATACTTCAAACATTGATACGCCATCTATTCTTGGGGCAAGTCTCCCTGACACGGGGATCAGGAATAAAGGTATGGGCGATGTCTTTCCGCCTAAAGAGAAGTTCACTCCGCAGCAGTTCGCTGANAAGAACGCTGNCATGAAGCGAATTAAGCAAACCCCAGGTCAGTCTCCGCTCGGACCCCTCACATCTGGTCCACCCAAGGGACTCCCACCACAAGGGGGTATGCCTCCTCGTCGGCAAGGCCAACCTCCGCAGAAGGGTGAATTGGGTGGTCGATGGATGGGAGAGCTTTGGCAAGGACTTACCACGGATATGGTTGATCCTCGGATAGCTCCTCCCCAACTTGGAGGGTACGCTTCTGGTGGTGCAGTTGATTCTGGGATGAGGATTTACAATCAGACAACGAGGGATCTTGAGTCTGGAGGGGTGGGGGGGTATGCCCAGGGCGGAATGGTGGGTAAGTCCCAAGAGGTTGCTGCTCAGGGTCGCGGTGGTGATTCGATGCTCATGCACATACAGCCTGAAGAATTGGCTGGATTAGAATCTCTCCTTGGTCCGACAACTACAAATCCAGAGACAGGAAATCCTGAGGGATTCTTGTGGGCTCCGGTATTGATTGGGTTGGCGATAGGGGCCACAGCAGGAGGTATCTCGGCTCATGCCCAAGGCGGGAACGCTGGAGACATAGCATTAGGGGNCTTGGGTGGAGGTACAGTAGGGGCTTTAACTGGAGGGATAGCAGGAGCAGGAGCAGGAGCAGGAGCAGGAGTAGGGGGTGCTGCTGCTTCCGGTACCCCAATCGCCGCCTCTGGGACTTCGCTCGCATCGACAACTGCGATACCTACAGGCGGTGGACTTGCTGGCATCCCTGGGCTTACTTGGGGTCCAGCCGCTGGTGGTATAGCACCCGTTACGGTAGGTGGTGCTGGAACCGCAGTTCCTGCTGCGGTTGCCTCTGGAGCTGCCGCCCCCCTCAACCTCGGTGGTGCCGCCAAGTTCTTAGCATCGACAGCCCCACAAGCATTGGGAGTGGGTTCATCTGGAGAACAAGCCACTCCTCCCCCTCTACCGCAGACGCGTAGCGCTGCGCCTAGGCCTGGGCGTATCGCTTCACCCAATGACGGTAGAAGGGCGAGGGGTATAGCTTCTCTCCAAAGACCGCCGAACAATCTACCCAGTGGCCGTATCGGAAGATCGCTTCGTGGAAGAGGGATCGCGTAATGCCTATCACTAACACTAATTTAGATGAGAGCGAAGATATTATCATAGATGATTCTGATGATTCTGTTGGTATCGCCAAACTTGACGACAGCGAAGCTGTTTCTACGGATGATTTAGATGTAAGTCTTGGCGGCGAAGCTGGTCCTACGCCTATGCCAACAATTAGTTTGCCACTCCCCAGAGTCTACACGGATACCGAACTTGGATACGATCCTGTTGACCCAGGAGATTTTGATTTCTCTGGCGCAGCAGACTCTAGTTATCGATTTCAGCGGCCAGAACTGCCTGGAGGTATCGAATCTGTATATGCACCTATAGAGCGGGATGCCCAGAGAGATGACTGGAATGAAGGAGAATTTAGACCTGTTTTAGATTACCAGGGAGATTGGCTTACTGAAGAACAGTTCGGTATGGCTAGTAATGCAGAAGATTTCATACAATCCCTATTGATCGAAGCGGACGCTGCTGGATTTAATTCAGTGGATGCTTATATGAATCATCTCTCCATCACTCCGGAGAATGCTGCCCTCTTCCAGAGTCACAGTATCGATCTGAACAAAAGTGTGTATGCGCTTAACCAATTTGGAGAACTGTATAGATTCCAAGTAAACATGGCTGAAGCTCAGCGAATCGAAGACCAAGGCACGTTGTCTCAGGCTGATTTGATCAATAACGCTATGTACTTTCTGGGAGATCTAGTCGCCAGCGGCCAAATCACCGCAGAGCAAGCCGCGATTCTTTCATCTGACCCAGTTGCCTTGATGTCTTTATGGGATGGAACAGGCTTTAACCTGCCTTCTGGTCCTGTCGCGCCGACACCGGACTTTGCCTACATGCCTGGAGACACCAATCAAACCCGGCCGTATGTCCTTATCGATCCGAACAATCCACAGAGCGGATACCGACCGTACCATCCTCCGGGTTCGTGGGTTGACGCAAATGGTGCGTTGATGACGATAGTGGAAGATGCTGATGGAAATCAAATAATTACGGAACTCATGCCAGACGCATACAGCTACGAAGACCTAGGGGGAATCGTGTCTGTGGATACAGGTCCGCCTCCTAAGGAAATTCATTACTTTCCTAACGATCCTACACATATCCGACCCTACATGATGAATTCGGATGGTACGGGCTGGGTTCCACTCCTCCTTCCCGGCCAGACCGCAGATGCTAGTGGTGTTTGGGTGATGGAGGGAAATGTTAGAACTAACGTGAGGCCTTCGTATGAATACGGTATTAGCAGTGATGCTGTCACTCCTGAGGTCGAACTTACCGCTGCCCAAGCTGCTGATTTTGACACTTCGCTTGCCGCACAGGACAGTGCTCTAGACGCTCTATTTAACCCCACCACCGGCACCACCACCGGCACCACTGGGACCGGCACCACCACCGGCACCACTGGGACCGGCACCACCACCGGCACCACCACCACTGGCACTGACGGTTTCTCTTTCAATTCTGCTGGTCTCCTCAACCGCCAG